GTATTCGCACTCGTCGCCGTACTTGTGCCAGAAGCACCACGCAGCACTGAACCCGTCCGCGCAGTTGCCGTGATAGATCACCAGCGGCTTGTGCTTCGTCACGGACGACTGTTTTTCATACTGGGCGGAGCCCTGCTCGGCATCGGGCGCGGCCTGATGGAATGACTTCGACTCGCTCATCAACTCTCTCCTTAGTTCTGCCGCCACTTCGAGGGGCGGGGCCTTGGGGGTAGGAGAGACTGTAGGAAAGAATTCCTGCTATGTCAAGGAATAAATTACTAGAGTAAGGCTGAGGGGAATTAAAAAGCCGCCCGAAGGCGGCTAGTTGGAATGATGGATCACCCTAGCGGCAGGAAGTCGTGATGACTTGCCCGTTGACGACAGACGTACAGGTCTGTGGCAAGGGAAGCGTTGGAGCGGGCGGGGGCTGCATGGCCCGCATGACATTGATCGTGCTCTGTAGTTGTTGGGCTTGCGCTTGTTCCCGCGCAATGATGGCGGGGTAGAGCTGCCGGCAGTCCAAACTCCGCCTGGAAGCCTCGTTAGAGGCCACAACAGCGTTATTGCCGCCCCGCATCGTGTACTGGCAAATGTCCCAGTCGGAAACGGTTGCCGGGTCCGTCTGGGCACACCCAACGAGAGCTAGCGAGAGGATGCAAATGGGCCTGTATTGCATAAGTGTCTCTCCAGTGCGAATGTGGCTTGGAGGGCCTTTTCGGGGTTCCTTCGGTAGACCCCGGCCGTTCCGGCTCTGTGGTCGTCCGGGCCGAGTTTGACGATGTACGCTAGCCCGTTGATCTCGCCAGCTTCGGCGGCGGCTAGCAATGCTTTAAGTGCCTCCACGATGTCTTTTCTGCGATGTCTTTCCAGGTCGATTAACTTCACCTGATTTCCCCTTGACTTGGCCGGTGCGAAGAACCTCGCCGGGAAGTCGGCCAAGACCCCCTTTTGTAACCGATTGTTGAGCTTCGGTGGTGGCAGTAGGACGCTGTGGTAATGGCGTCACAGCCTCGGTAGCGGTTAATTCGGAATAGGCCCGCTCGATGTGCTCATAAAGGCGTCGTTCTTTCTCGGTCATCTCTCGGACGAGCTGCCACACCGGGATCGCCAAAGCCCGGGCGATCTTGTCAAGTTCTTCCAGCTTCGGAGATGGGAGCTTTCCCGTCGCGCTTTCGGCCCGCTGGTCGGGATTGAGGTAGTTGCTGATCGTTTTCTGGTTTACGCCAGCTTTGGCCGCTAGCGCGGTTTGGGTGAGTTCGGCCTGTTCCATCCAGTAGCGAAGGTTGGCGGCGACGACTTGGCTGATTGGTTTTCCTGACACCGGATGAGCATCGCCCACGCGATTAGTAAAGTGTTCCTTGACGCCAAAGGAATTCTTTCCTAAGATGGGCGCATGTCCGAGTCCATCACCGCCATCAACGAGGCGGAAATCAAAGCGGCCCTCAACGCTCGGAGAGGCGATTGGGAAACCATCCGCGCGAAAGCGAGAGTCAGCCACTCGTGGATCTCAAAGTTCGTTCGCAACGAGATTCCAAATCCCGGCATTGACACACTGCGCAAGGTCCAAACAGCTCTGAATGAGTTGGGGGCCTGAATGAACCTCCTCGTCGCGGCCATTCAACAGCGCATGTGCCGCGCTGGCCGTGACTTCGCCTCGCTGTGTGCGGGGCGTTTTTCTTTCGGTGACTCGCTGCTTCATGGCGGCGATTCTTTGGCCCGCCGTTGATAAGCAGGGATACACGATGAAATCCTCAGTTATCGCGCAACCCGAAGGTCAACTCACATTGAGTTTTGAGCAAGGGATCAGCGAGCGGCATCTGACGCTGCGCGATTGCATCGCGGCCAGCATCTACCAGCGCGGACTAGGCAATGTGGCGTTGGACTTGAACAAGGCTCCGGGGAATCTGAGCGTGGAACTTTCGGAAGACCCCTCGCGGCATTTCAGTGTGGACAGCCTGGAGCGGTACATCGAGAAGACGCGCGACACCACGCCTATCTACTACCTCATCGACAAGTTTCTCAACGACAACAGCCAGAAGCAGAACGCCGCTATGGCGCAGCTCGCGCCGATGCTGAAACAACTTGCGCCGTTAATGAAGCAGGCGGGGCTCATCTGATGATTTCTTTCGCCGAAATGTTCGGGACGCTCTCCCCCGATTGCACACAAGTCTCCCCGCAGTGCAACACGACAGTTTGTAGGAATTCGACTGTTACTGCTGTCGGCACGCTCACCGACGAGCAGCGTGAAGCCGCGATCACGCGCGCTGACCTGCTGATCGCCAAAGGCGGTGTTGGAGCCGACCACGCGAGATCCCTGCGCGACCAACTGATTGCCCGACGTTCCCCTGAATCAATTGCTCGTATTGCACGGGCGCTAGGAGTGATGTGATGAAACAGACGATGACCAAGGAAGAGCGAGCGCTCAAACTCATCAAGCGCCAATGGGCAACGCCGATGGACGCCCTGCAAAAGTGCGGCTTGTTCACCCTCAGCCAGCGCGTGAGCGAGTGGCGCGCTGCGGGAATTGCGATCCGCGACAAGTGGGTTGACCTGCCCAGCGGGGCCAGGTGCAAGGCGTACCGCGTCGCTTGATTTTGGAAGCGAATGACGAAGAAGGCGGATACCTGGATGCCGTGGTACGTGGCTGACTACTTAGCCGATACCGCCCACCTGACGACCGAGCAGCATGGGGCGTATTGCCTGATGTTGATGGCGGCGTGGAAAGGTGGCGGGGCGCTGCCCAACGAAGACGGGCAGCTCGCGGCGGTATGCAGGTTGACGCCCGCTCGCTGGCGCGCGAGTCGCGCAATCTTGCTTCGGTTCTTCTCGGAAGATGGCGAGCAGATCGTCCATAAGCGCGTGACAGCCGAGCGCCAAAAGGCCCAAAGCATTAGCGACAAGAAAGCCAAAAACGGGAAGGAAGGCGCGAGTGCACGATGGCAAACCGATAGCAAGCCGATGGCAAATGCTATCGAGAATGGAAGGCAAACCGATGCACCTTCACCATCACCTACACATTCTCCTTCGGAGAATTCCGAACCTAAAGGTTCGGGCGGCAAACCGCCGAAGGAAGACTTAAGCCCGGACGCCATCCTCTTTGGCTACGGGGTTCCGTACCTCGTTGAAGCCGGCAGCAAGGAAGCCAACGCGCGTTCGTTCATCGGGAAGCTGCGCAAGCTGCATGGCGATAACGTCGTGATCGAAAAGTTGCGCGCGTGTCTCAAGTTGCGCCCATCCCAGCCGATTGAATGGCTGGCCGCAGCCCTTCCCCCAGAGAAAGCGCCGCAACAGGTCGAGTGGCACGAAACCCAATCTGGCATCGAAGGGATGGGCGAGACGCTTGGCCTCGGGCGATGGGATGAAGCGACGTGGAAGGCGCGCGGATTCAACCAGGCCGACTCATTCGCAGCCTACAAGGCCAGAGTCATGACCGCGCATCGGCAAGGAGTGCACTGATGGACTACATGAGCCGAGACCGGGCCAATGAAATCCTGACCCTGTGGAAGTTGGGGCTGGAGTGGTTCCCCGACCGGATCATCAACCAGGCCCTGTATGTCACAGGCGACCTCGGATCCTAGTTGCCTGACATGCAAGAACTGGAACCCGCGAACAAACCCTTCTATGGCGAAGCACGGGTTTTCAGCTTGCAGTCTGGAAAAGAGTTGGACCTATTGGAGTTGGAACTATTCATGCAAGAGACACGAGATCGCGTCGAGCGAAATTCTGACTCCGCGTTTGGCATGGAGCAAACGACTGTCGTTGTGATCGAGATGAAGCACTTCGGGGATTTACCCGAGGGCTTTGCCGACAAGGTTGCACAGAGGGCCTACGACTACGCAGCCAGCCAAGGGGTTTACATGCGGGGATCGGATGCGAAGGCGTCTGTCTCTGGTTATGCGTTGCCGGTGAAGACCCAATGAGTCGCGAAATAGATCCCCACCAAGCGGTGGACTACATCATCAAGAACGCGCCCAAGTTTGCCAAGGCGAAATCTGAGCGCGTCTATCTCGAGGAGTTTCGAAAGTCCAAGAAGGCCCTCCTGATGGGTCAATCGGGCGAGTCGGCCGCGAACGCGCAGGAGAGGTATGCATATGCCCACGCCGAATACCTCGCGCTCCTGGAGGGATTAAAGGCAGCGGTCGAAGTGGAAGAGAGATTGAGATGGGACCTGATCGCAGCGCAGGCGCGAGTGGAAATCTGGCGCACTGAGTCCGCCAATAACCGCGCCCAGGATCGGGCGACTACGTGAATGCTTCCCGGATCGCGCTGCAAGTTCTGTCGCGTCAAGTTCTCTCCAGAAGAGAAAGACAAGGGCTTGCGATTGCATCTCGACTGTATCGGGCCATACGCCGAATCGTTCGCGGGAAGGCTGCAAAGAAAGAAGGCGGCGAAGGCCAAGCAGTTGAAGGCGCAAGAGTCGCGGGAGCTGCGCGGGCGCAAGGCAGCACTTAAACGGATTCCTGATCTATTGAAGGAGACCCAAATTGCTTGCAACGCATATATCCGGGAGAGAGATCGCGATCTACCTTGTATTTGCTGCGCTCGTCCTTTGGGCGCTGTGGTCGGGGTGGGAGGCGCATACGACGCCGGCCACTACCGCAGCGTTGGGTCAGCGCCTCACCTGCGATTCGATGAGCGAAACATCCATGCCCAACGGAAGGATTGCAACCGCTACGGAGCCGGCCGAGCTGTGGACTATCGGATCGGACTCATACAGCGGATTGGGCTTGAAGCCGTCGAATCCTTGGAATCCGACAACGGGACGCACAAATGGACCCGCGACGAACTCACCGCAATCCGTGACACCTACAAGCAGAAATTGAAGGAGTTGAAGGCGTGTGCTACGTGATCGAAGCCAACATCCCGCTTCCCGCAAGCCATAGGGGAACGCCTAGGCCGTTCGGCCCCAAATGCGCCTTGAGTGAGGCAATGTGGACGTTGCGGGTAGGTGAGAGTTTCTTGGTTGAAACCCAAGCCGAGTTCATTCGAGCCCGAGGCTTGGTGACGGGATTGAAGCCAAAGCGATTTTCGATGCACAAGTTCCCGCATGAAGGCTGGCGGATCTGGAGGACTGAATGATGTACCCCGCATGGCTTCACCCCTACGTAGCAAAGGCAACAGGGAGTTCGGACGAGTGCTACGACGGCGAAATTCCTCCCGCTCCCCCTCCAGGCCCAGAGATACCAGCCGAAGTACACAACCACCAGCCTTTCGATGCTGAGAGGGCATGGGCGGCTACGTTGATTGCTTGCAAAGGAGCGCAGTGATGTCGTTCACGTTCCAGCAGCCGCGCCATGACTTCATCGTGCTCTACGATGGACCGCGAGAAGTCTTACGGGTCAAACACCCAGACGGCGAAGTGATTTTCGGAGATGGTGCGACTCAAGATGAAGCGTCTAGATTGTTTTGGAAGCATCTTGGCGGCTTCATCGCCGCTCAGGTTGCGCAGTTGAAGGATTCGGAGCCTAGCCGTTCTAGATGATTGAAGGAGAGAGCATGAGCCTGCTTGAAATCATTGGTGCGCTTGCATTGTTTTTCATCATCATCCTTGCGGCCGGGACGGTCGGTGGCGTGGTGAAGTGGTCAGCGACATTCAGCAAAGACGATAAGTGACCCTCCAAACCGCCCTAGAACAAGCAGAACTCCTCTCCCGAGAGTGGGAAGAGATAGGACGCCTGTTCGTTCAAAAGGGATTGGAGTTCCAAGAGGCATTAGCCCAGATCAGTGCTTTGCTGGCGATTGAAAAGGCGAAGGAAGAACATGGGCCGAGCCGCTGAAATCGAACCCCGATGGCTCGTGAGCCTGCTCAATCAATGGGCCATCCACGACCTGAGGGGCGAGACAGGAGGATTGGGGTACGCCTCTGGCTCCAACTGGATGCGGGGCCTGAAATCCTCGCCGGCCAGTTCGATTGACCCGACAGGGTACGCAGCAAGGGACTTTCGCGACATCGAATCCGCAATGAACGATCTTCGGCAGAAAGGAACCAACCTTTGGGCGGCGGTGACGATGTATTACAAACCGTGGGCGGTCAATTCGTTCATGGAGCAGGGCTACCCGTTCAACACGAGGCTGTATTGGGATCGACTCCACCGGGCCCACAAGCTCCTGGCCGACTCAATGGAGTCCATTCGCCTCTCCCGGGCGATCCTTGCCAAGCGCGCCGCATGAACCCTTGGAAGCTGTCAGCCAGAGAAGAAACAGTCCTGACCACGCTGAGCAAGGTCGGGACGGCCAAGCTCGCGGCCAAGGAAATTGGCATCAGTTTTCGGACGGTGGAAATCTACCTTCGACGCGCGAGGGACAAGATGCAAACGCAATCGACTCTCATCGCTGTCTTAATGTGGGATCGATACGTGTTCGCCCGTATGTGTAAACCAGAGACAGCGGAGTAAAGTGCCCAATTAAGTGTAGGAGTGAAGAAGTCACTCGACACAACAGAGCAGGCCCGACTCCTGCGTAGCAAAGCCCAGCAAAGCTGGTGGCTGTCGGGTGAAGAAAAATCGCAGGAACAATTCCCGCCCGCCCCTCGCAAGATCGGCGGGCTTTCTTCATTTGGGACCCAGCTCTCCCGATTCTTACGGGGCCATCGCTCGCGCAGCACCGGCTACCACCTTTAAAGAGCGGCTGATCCCAAATCCTTTAACCCCGAAAGGGAAATATGGCCGACACCTTCATCCCGAAACTCGCCAGTGCGACGACCGCAGCGCCCTCGGGGTCTTCCGCATCCGCATCTCTCGCAGCCGAGTGTCCGAATGTTCGCCTTTACTGGAGCGGAGCTGCTGTTGCTCAAGTCAGATGGGGCAAGGGATCGCAGACCGCCGTTACCACCGATATGGCGCTGGCTCCGGGGGCTGTTGAAGTATTCGGCAAGCAAGACGCCGACACGTTGGCTGTGATCGGGACGGGAACTCTTTACATCATCTGCGGGACTGGCAACTAAGCCAGTGACCGCGAACAACCCGGCAAGGGATTCGCAACATGGGCAGGCCAATCAACAAACTCCACCAGGAGGATGTCCGCAGAAAAATCCAAGTGAGTCAACTCCTGAATGTCTTGCAGGGACACGCACTTGAGAGCAAGGGCGAAATCTCGATGTCCCGCATGAAGGCCATCGAAATCCTTCTTCGCAAGAGCCTGCCCGATTTGTCAGCGATCCAGTTTGACGACGGCGGTAAGGGAGGTGGGCCTTCGGTGGCAGAGGTGGTTAAAGCATTTCATGAACGACGCTCAAGCGGTACTTGAGTTTGTTGACCGGCCTGCGGATTACGTTCGCTGCATCCTCCAGGCCGAACCTGATAAGTGGCAGGAAGAGGCCCTAAAGGCAATCGTTCAGAACCAGCGGATCGCGGTTGCATCGGGGCACGGCGTCGGCAAGACTGCGCTGACCTCGTGGCTAATTCACTGGTTCATGGCAACCAGGCCGAATCCCCAAGTAGTGGTGACGGCCAACACGAAAAACCAGCTGGATTCCAAGACGTGGCGCGAGTTGGCGAAGTGGAACCAGAGGGCGATCAACGGCGCTTGGTTCACACACACCGCGACAAGGTTCTTCCTCAAGGAAGCGCCAGATACGTGGTTTGCCTCCGCAATTCCTTGGACAGAAAACAACTCCGAGGCGTTCGCCGGCACGCACGAAGAGCACGTTCTTAACCTTTTCGATGAGGCATCGGCAATCCCGGACGTGATTTGGGACGTCGTTGAGGGCTCCATGACGACGGAGCACGCCAAGTGGGCGGCGTTCGGCAACCCCACTCGAAACACCGGGAGGTTTCGGGAGTGCTGGGGCCGGTTTCGCCATCGGTGGTGGACGACGCAGGTTGATAGTCGCACAGCCAAGCAAGCCAGTCGGGAGCAGATCGAGGCGTGGATTGCGGACTATGGGCTTGAAAGCGACTTTGTGAAAATCCGTGTGCTCGGTGAGTTTCCGAGCCAGTCGGCCAATCAGTTCATCTCCAGCGCCGACGTTGAAGCGTGCACGAAGTATCGCGCAGATGGGTACTCACACCTCCCCAAAGTCCTCGCAGCGGACGTGGCTCGATTCGGAGATGACCAAAGCGTCATTGCCAAGAGGCAGGGCCGGAAAGTGCAGCCTCTCATTGCGTGGCGCGGGATGGATTTGATGAAGACGGCAGACAGGATTGCCGAGGAAATCGACACCTACGAACCGGACGCAGTGGTGATCGATGAGACTGGAATTGGCTCTGGCGTAGTCGATAGGCTACGACAGCTTCAATACAAGGTGTTCGGCTTCAACGGTGGTGAGCAAGCCGCTGACAAGGACACGTACCGGAACAAGCGTGCCGAGGTTTGGGGACTAATGCGCGATGCGATGCGGTCCCGGATTGAACTGCCCAACGACCAAGAGCTAAGCGCAGACCTGATCGGCCCTGAATACGGATTCACCCCGACCCAGCAAATCTGGCTGGAAAAGAAAGAAGACATGAAGAAGCGCGGCCTTGCCTCTCCGGATCGCGGGGATGCGGTTGCGATGACTTGGGCTGTGAACCCAAAGGCTCGACGCAAGACGACTCAGACCACCCCAGTTTCTTGGATGGGTTAATGGACAAAGACATACTCGAACAAGCAAAGGACGACTTCAAGCGCGCCAATGACGCAGAAGCGGCCCAACGCAAGATTTCTGAGGAGTGTCTTCGCTTTGGTATCCTTGGTGAGCAGTGGCCGGATAACGTAAAGAGGCAACGAGAAGAAGAGGGCCGCCCGTGCCTAACGATCAACCGCCTTCCCTCGTTCCTGAAACAGGTCACAAACGATGCGCGGATGAATCGCCCCGCGATCAACGTCAAACCTACGGGAGATGGGGCCAACGAAGTCACGGCACGGATTCATAACGACCTGATCCGCAACATCTGGACGTCGAGCCAAGGTGATGTTTGTACTGATACAGCGATGGACTTCGCTGGGGCTGGGGGTTTCGGGTATGGAATCGTGCGAGTGGACTACACCTGCGACGATGCGTGGGACCAGGACATCATGGTCGAGCGGGTTGCCAATCCGTTTTCGATCTACGGCGATCCCGACTCGAAAGAACCTACATCGATTGACTGGAACGTGGCGTTCGTCACGGACTGGTATTCCAAGACCAAGTTCGAGGCCAAGGGCTGGAAGTGGAAAGACTCCCGGCCTAACTCGTTCGAGATCGATGGACGCGAAGACCTCTGGTACGACGACAAGCGAGTGCGAGTTGCGGAATACTGGACCCGTTCGGAGGTAGAAACCGAACTAGTCAAACTCAGTGATGGCAAGGTCATGCACGCCGAGGAAGTCGAGAAGGTCAAGGACCTCCTAGCGGCGCAGGGTGTGGGTGTTGCTGGAACTCGTCCGGGGAAAACTTACAAGGTCAAGCAGCGCATCATCACGGGCCAGCAGGTTCTGGAAGAGAACGACTGGCTGGGAAAATACATCCCCATCGTCCCCATGTACGGGGAAGAGTGGAACATCGCCGGGAAGAGGTATTTCTTCGGCCTGTTCAATCGGTCGATGGACCCACAGCGGATGTTCAACTACTGGAGAACCGCCAGTACGGAACTCGTAGCCTTGGCCCCCAAAGCCCCGTTCATCGGAGCTGTTGGGGCTTTCGCTACCGATGCGGGCAAGTGGGGAACTGCGAACAACAAGAGCCATCCCTTTATTGAGTACGACCCAGTTCCCGGCGAACCTCCTCCTCAGAGACAGGCGTTTGCCGGCGTTCCTGCGGGTGCTTTGCAAGAAGCGATGAATGCTTCGGACGACATGAAGTCCACAATGGGCTTGTTCGATGCTTCACTCGGAGCAAAGTCCAACGAAACGTCCGGAAAAGCGATTGTTGCAAGGCAAAGGGAGGGCGACACCTCTACCTACAATTTCCACGACAACCGCAATCGATTCGTGGAACACATGGGTCGGATCGTGATCGACCTGATTCCGAAGGTCTACACCAAAGAGCGAATTCTTCGGTGTGTCCAGGAAGACGAAACGACATACACGGTTCCGGTGAATCAACCTGTTGTCCTGAAACAGCAGCTCGAAGCAGTGATGTCGGGCAAACCAGTGCCCCAAGGTAAACCGGAAGGGCCTCCGGAATACGTACCGGCCCCGCAAGATCCTGCGTTGTCCCAGATGCTCAACGGCATCACGCAGATTTTTGACCTCACGGTGGGCAAGTACGACGTTACCGTGAGTTCCGGTCCGAGCTTCACCACTCGCCGTGAAGAGACGAGTGAGCAGATGATGGAGTTCATTCGAGTTTTTCCCCAAGCGGCTCCCCTCATCGGGGATTTACTTGCCAAGAACCTCGATTGGCCTGGTTCGGAACAGGTCGCAGAACGGCTCAAAGCCATGCTCCCGCCTCAAGCACAGGGTCAGGTCGCGGGAATCGTCCAACAACTGCAACAACAACTCCAGCAAATGGGCCAGCAGATGCAGCAGATGGACGCAGCCCTCAAGGACAAGAGTGTGGAGAGCAAGGCCAAGCTGTTCGACTCGGACACGAACCGAATCAAGGCTCTTGCCGACGCGTATTCCAAGGGACTTCACGTCACGGTGAATGCGGATCAGGGGATTACCGCAATTCCGCTGGTTCCGCCCGCAGCAGCAATGCCTCCACAACCACAAGGAATGGCCCCACAAGGACCAACCCCAATGCAGGTGCCATCTCAGGGTGGCGGTCCTGCTTTTGGGGGTTAGAAACACGCCGGAACAGCGCCCCGGCCTGTAACGGGCAACCGCAAGGACCCGACAGATTGGCGCAGCGCATCGCTGAGAAGCGACCGCATGGAGTTTGAATGTCTCTCGAACAGGAACAACCGAGCCTCGCGCCGGATTCCGCCCCGGTCAATACACCGGACACACCCCTAAACACCGATTCGGGCACCGCCGATCCTAACCAGCTCACGCAGGAAGAGATTGACGAGATCGAAGAAGAGTTGGAGGGGGTAAAGCTCAAAGGCAAGAAGGATAAGATCGAAGAGATCAAGTCCGGACGGCTGATGCAGGCCGACTACACGCGCAAAACGCAGGAAGTCGCCGATCAGAAACGAGCCTTTGAGTCCGAACGGCAGCAGTTCCAACAGTCCGTTCAAATCCAGCAGCAATTTCTGACCGAAATTGCGCGAGTCACCGCGATTGACGACCGTTTAAGCCAGTTCGGACACCTTGATTGGCAAACGCTCAACGCACAAGACCCGCAGAGGGCTCAGGCCCTCCTGATCGAGTTCAACCAATTGCAAGCCCAACGAGGCCAGTTGGTCGGCTCGCTCACGCAGAAGCAGCAGCAGCAAGCATTGCAACAGCAGCAGGAGACTGCCAGGCGGTTGCAAGAAGGGCGAGCGGTGCTTGAGCGTGACATCAAGGGCTGGGGGCCGCAACTTGCCCAGAAGCTCACCGAATACGGCATGTCTGTTGGCATCCCTTCGCAGGTTCTTGCCAATGTGACGGACCCGGCATTCATCAAGCTTTTGCACAAGGCTTATGTCGGCGACCAGCTCGAAAAACAGCGACTCAAACCGCCCGAACTGCCTAAACCGGCGGGCCGGGTGAGTGGGGGTTCTGCTTCCAACGCCAAGCCCCTTTCGGAAATCACTGACCCGCGTGAGTGGGCCCAGAAGAGGAACGAGAGGAAAGGTCGCACTACCAAGTAACGGCCAAGTTAACCGCTAACGCCGAGAGGCGCTGAGGAAACCATGAGCAACACCAACAAGGTGCTTGACATGATCGCGAACGAGGCTCTTGCCATCGCGCATGAAAAAGCAGCTTTCCTGAAAACCGTTGATCGTCAGTACGACGATTCGTTCGGCAAGCAATCCGGAAGTCACAAGTCCGGTTCCACCCTGCGAGTTCGCCTGCCCAACTCCTACGTTCGCCGTACCAACGCGCGGATCATGGACGTGCAGGACCAGAACGAACGCACTTCCACGATGACGCTTGCAACGCAAGACGGCGTGGATATGCGCTTCAATTCTGCGGAACTGTCGCTGGAAGTCAATGACCCAAAGCAGGTCGAAGCCTTCTCCAAGCGCTACATCGAGCCGGCTATGTCGGTGCTGGTGTCGGGCATCGAGTCGGACGCACTGGCGTATTGCACGAAGCAGACCTACAACCTGGTCGGCACTGCCGGCACGGTGGTTGGTGCGTCGGGCGATATCTCGGCCCTGTTCAATGCGCGTGCTCGTCTGAACCGGATGCTTGCCCCGAAGGAAGACCGCGCTTACCAAATCGATTCCGTCACGATGGGGACGATCGTCAACGGCAAGACGGGCCTTTTCCACCCGGACGGCCAAGTTGCCAAAGCCTTCACCGAAGGCTACTACGGGCGTGCGGCTGGTGCTGATTTTTACGAGAACGAGCGCACTTTTGTCCACACCACGGGCGCGGACCACACGGGTACGACTGACGCTGCGGCTGCGGTGACGGATGGGGGCTCGACCCTGTCTGCCGACACGGCTTCTCCGGTGACCCTGACGGTTGGTTCGGTCTTCACGATTGCAGGTGTTTACGCCTGTCATCCGGAGACCAAACAGTCGCTGGGGTACTTGCAGCAGTTCACGAACACGGCGGGCACGGGTTCCGGTGGGGATATGACCATCTCGCCGGCCACGTACCTGACGGGTCCGTACCAGAACGTGTGCAAGTCGGACTCCACGCAGCTTGCGACGACGGACTTCAACTCGCAGACGCTGACGATCTTCGGCTCGACCACGACCGCCTACCAGCAGAACCTCGTCTATCACAAGGACGCATTCCAGTTCGTCACGGCGGACCTCCCGCTGATGGACAACGAATACAAGTGCGTTCGCAAGCAACTCGACGGCCTGTCGATGCGCGTGTGGATGGGTTCTGACATCCGCAATGACGAACTGCTGGTTCGTCTTGACATCCTGTACGGCTTCGCTGCGCTCCGTCCGGAGTGGGCCTGCCGTATCTCTAACTAAGGAGAAACAGACATGGCACTGGCTACCAACTACGAGCAAGTCACCTACAACTCGCCCGATGGGGCGCAGATCGGCAAGGGTTCGACGGAGAAACTGGGCTTCTGGGGCGCGACCCCGGTTGTCCGCCGCTCCGGCGCGACCCAAGCCGCCCTGACCGTGACGGCGACGACGACGGGCGGTGTGTTCGGCTTCACGAGCACCACGCAGTTCAGCGCGCTGATGGCGCAGGTTGAAGAGCTGCGCGCTGCGCTCGTGCAATACGGGATGCTGGCAGGCTCTTGAGCCCGCTTCGCATCACATGGAAGGCTCGCGGTGTATGCGACGACCCTGCATTGCGCAGGAATGTTGCGGAAGCTGCGAGCCTTCCCCGTGTCCAACGGGGGGTTCACTTCCACCCCGTTGCAATAGCAGGAGGAGGGCCTTTGCTCGACGTCGAGGCCCTCCGAACCTGGCCTGGTGACATTTGGGCCATTAATCGAACTGCCGATTACCTTCTAGATCAAGGAATCGACTGCACGCTATTTACGGTCGATCCGGTCGAAACGCATTCCACCGCAGCCAAGAGGCTCTTGGCCTCCTGCTGTGACCCGAAATTGTTCCAAGGCCAAATCGAGGTATTCGATTTGTCGGAACATGCTAATGACGGCGTCTCTGGAGGAACGACCTCCGCGACAAGAGCGCCAGTATTGGCTTTCAAGATGGGCTATCCAGGTGTTGTCTTGTTCGGATGTGAGAGTTCATTTACCGACGTAGACCACATCGACCGGAATGAACAGAACCCGGTCCAATTAATCATCCGAGCAGACGGAAAAGACTGGAAAACCAGTCCTCAGATGATGGTGCAGGCTGAGGAATTGGTCTGGCTACTTAAACACTCAAAGAATCTCGAAGAGCGCAGCGGCGGCCTTCTCAGAGCGATGCTCAACGATCCCGATTGGGAGGTCGTTGCGGTGTCGTCAGAACTCAAAAAGCACCTAGACGAGCAAAACGGCCCCGGAGGGTGGGAAGGAAATTACCAATGCCCTATTGGATGAAGCACGAAGAACACGGCGAAATGCCTGTGTACGACAAAGCCGAGGTCGAAAAACACGAGAAATTGGGCTGGAAGTTTGTCAATGAGGGCCATTCCATCGACCGGGAGAAGCCCGAAGTCGAAAAGCGCAAGCCCGGTCGCCAGAAGAAGGACTAACCCATGCCAGTCATCATAGGTGGTGCGGGGTCGGGCCCTGGGTCAATCATCGACTATGACACCCTGCAACAAGCCGTTGCCGATTGGAGCCATAGAGACGACCTAACCAGTTTCATCCCAACATTCATCCAGTTGTGCGAGGCGGAACTCGCTGACTACATGCTGTTGAAGGACATGGAGTCGGATGAGGCGTTGACTTTGACTGTTGGGCGGGACTACGTCGCCCTTCCTTCCGGGTTCATCTCCCCGATTGCGTTTTGGCTGGTTGTTGACTCGATTCGCGTACCGCTGAGTTTCGTCATGCCGGAACAACTGCCCTACAACACCGAAAACTCCCAGCCTCAAATTGTCGCGGTCGATGCGGGGAATCTGCGCTTCGACTGCCCCGCATCCGAGAACTACTCGGCCTATCTGCGGTGTGTGAAGACCTCAAACCTGTCCGACTCGAACACATCAAACGCGCTCCTACTTCGCAGGCCGGACATCTACCTATATGGGTCGCTGAAACAGTTGGCCCTCTACACGCAAGACTCGGACCTCCTCGCGAAGTACGTCGGCCCGATTGGTCTGTTTGATCGGGCTGTACGCCAATTGAAGGCGGCGGACAGCAGGAGTAAGTCTGTCGCCAACCTTCGCACGGACTTCGGGGGCGGTCGTCGCCCCAACATCCTGATTGACGGCTAATGCTTCTCAAGGGCTTTGGAACGAAGGGGTTGAACCTAGATCAACCCCCGTGGGAACTCGCGCCCGAGTATTTAAGTGCTGGTCAGAACATCCGCTTTCGCGCTGGGAAACAGAAACGTATCGGGGGCATTGCCTCCGTCATCACTCCCTCGATCACGCCGTATTTCATCCTCCCGTATTCCTCCGGGGCGACGAGGTATGCACTTTATGCGGGGTTGACGAAAGCCTACGTCCACGACGGGACGAGCGAGACGGAGATCACGAGGACTTCGACTTCAGCTCCTGCAACGGTGATTGCCGCCCCCGTAGTAGCGACCGTCATGACAATTCAGACGGGCAGTGCTCACGGCCTGGCAACGGGCGACATCGTGACGACCTATGGGTTTTCCTCGACCGCCAACAAGACGAACAAAACCATCACGGTCGTTGATGCGACTCATTTTTCGATCAGCGGAATTGCTGGTGGCACTCCCGCAGTTCTAGGTTCGTATTCCGTCGTCTACCAAGCAGCAGCATCGACCTCCAACTTCACAGGGGGAATTGATGACAAGTGGACGGGTGGAAACTACAACGGAGTCGCGTGGGTCAACTCCCCGGTAGACGGGTTTTTCTATTGGGACCAGACAGTCACGGGGAAACTTCATTCGTTTTCCGATACATCCCTGACCAAAGCAGACGCCGCGCGCAGTTTCAAGAACTTCATGTTCTTTCTCGCTCCCACGACGGGGGGGACGAAGTACAGACATCGCGTGATGTGGAGCGCATCCGCCGACCCAGGGACCGTCCCCACAACGGTAACGGCAGCGGCGACGAATGATGCAGGCTCTCAAGACCTCGTTTCGGATGGAGAGATGGTCGATTCCCTCGAATGGGGCGACATCCTCTATATCTACAAGAGGGATCGGAGATTTTCTGCCAGATACATCGGCGGACAGTACGTTTTCGACCTCCAATTGGTCACGGGGAATCACAAGGACGACGGGCTTCTGGCGGCAAACTGCGTCGCGAACACCCCCAAGGGTCAAGTGTTCTTCACCGATGGGCACGACATTCGAATTCACACAGGAGGTGAGTCTCAGTCCATCGCAATTGGACGTGTTCTCGACTACATCAAATCGAACATCGACACGACCTATCGAAAACGAGCGTTTCTCTGTGTCAACCCGCCATTCAATGAGGTTTGGGTGTGCTACCCGAAGACTGGGAGCACGACCTGTAATGAAGCGTTGATCTGGAATTGGGAAGACGATACGTGGGGAATCAGAACCCTTACGAACGTCACCCACGCATCTTCTGGCGAGTACCCCACGACGATTGCGAGCGATGCTCGTTTGCTGGTGTGCAATACCACTCCGAAGATTGGTCTTGCGGATTCTGGTTATACCGATTTCGGGTCAACGATCACGACGTATGGGGAAAGAACGGGGTTGGACATGGACTCGCCAGAGTTCAAGACGATCTCCCGCTCGATGCCTCGATTCGACGGATCAACGAACTTCACCGCATCGATCTACCACGGGTCAGCCAAGACACAGGACGCATCACCTACCTACGCTCCCGTAGCGACCTATACGCACAACACGACGAGCTGGGTCCATTCATTCTCTGGGTCCGGAAGGTTCCTCGCGTTCAAGTGGTCCACCACTGCGAGCGACACGATGTCACTTATCTCCGTCGATTTCGATATCAAGACGCAAGGTCAATACTGATGATGACCTTTCGTACAGAAACCGCTCCTTCTGGAGTGGATCGGTCTTTAGCCGGTTGGCTGGATCGGCAATTCCAGAACATTTTCAAGGCCGCGAATTCGTCGGTCGATTACGTCTACTTGAGAACCCTCAACGCACAACCCACCAGAGTTTTCGACGGGATGACGGTGCTGGCCGATGGGACGAATTGGGACCCGGGTTCGGGTCACGGTGTTTACACGTACTACGCAGGGGCCTGGCATTCGCTGGGATGACGATGGCAAATCT